TTCTACCTACTACAAAACTTGGATATACTTTAGGTATAAAAAGAAATAGAGATATCATTAGTCCAAGAGAGAGACAGAAAGCCAGTCCTTTCAAAGGTAGACGTACTAGAATGGCAGGAGAAAAGCGAATAGATTTATTTGCTGTTCGCCCAGATGAAGCACCTTTTTCTTATACGAAAGGTACTAATCTACCTAAACGATTTACTCAAACTTTAGACATTCCAATTGATAGGGAGGAGGAAGACTAAATGGCAGACAAAAAAGGTAAAATGCCACCACAATTATTAGAATATTTTAAAAATAAAAATAAAAAGAAAGAAGATGGCAAAGAAATGTCTGATAAGGAAAAACGTAAAGAAGCTTTGGATAAGTCTAAGATGATAAAAAATAAAAAAGAAGAGAAAAAAGATAAGTAAAAAAACCTTCCTATATAATTAAAACAAGTCCTATGAATAAATAACGTGGCAAGTAGTAGTTCAAACAAACAACCGTTAATGGTTGATCGCCCAGCAACGAATTCAACCCTATGTACAGTTGCGTCGGGACAATCATTTTTAACAAGTTTAATTCCAACAGCTGTTGGTAATGCAACAAAAGTATTTGATGTTGACTCCGCATTAACCGATACTTCAATTAGTGGTGCTTATATTGATGAAATTTGGTTTACATATGCAAAAAGATCTATACAAAAACTTGATGCAGTAACTCCTACTCAAGGAACTTATTCTGCAACAGGTACAGTTTGTACAGTAACTCTATCAGGCGGACATAATTTAGAGATAGGTCAAAAAGTATTTTTAGATTTTCTTACATACAACACTGGTGTAGTTCCGAAAGATGATACCTTTGAAGTTAAAGATACGTTAAATTTCACATCTACTACTTTTGATGTAGATGTCCCATCTCAGTCAGCAGCAAATGGAAATGTTAATGTCTCTTTACCCGTTGATTTTTGTTTTTATCTTGTTAGTACAGGTACAATTACAAACATTAATCAATTCTTCCCCTTATTTACTCAAAGTATTCCACAAGTATCGGAGAATCAAATATTAAGTACAACACTTACAGAAAAATTACCTTTAATTAATCATCCTACAGTACAGTCAGGAGCTTTAAATTTTGCTGGATCTAATAATGAAATTGCTCCAAAACAAAGAGGATTAATGCTGAGAAGAGGTCAAGCTTTATATGTAGCTGCTAGTGGAGCTACTGCGTTGACAAATGGATTCTACTGTAACGTACAGGGTGGTTTCTATTAAAGGTTATGTCATTCGGATTTAAAAAATTCGAAGATAAATCTAATTTCGAATTAAAAAATAATTTTAAAAATTTTGAAAATATTCCAAAACGACCTAGTACTTATCCAAGAGGATCTGATGGATATGAATTAGAAAGTGAAGTTAAATTTTATAATCAAGATTCTTTATGGACTAGATGGAGAAGAGGGTATGAGTTATATACATTTACGCAACAGATATTAGGATCTACTGCTAAAGAAAGAGATAAGAGAGGAGACTATAGATTATTTTTTACTTTTCAACAGTTTCCTGGAGTTTTTATACCTGCCAGAATATTTACTTTTCCATCCACTAATCAAGAATTAGGTGAGCATATATGTGGGATGAGAGATACAGATGGATTTAGTTTTTACGATTTTGGGTTACCAATATTAGATGTCAGATACTTAGCACCTCAAGTAAATGCTACATATTCTCAAAATGGAACAACTTTGGTAGTAACAAAAAATGATCATGGATTATTTCCTGGTGATGATGTTTACTTAGATATATCTACAGGTAGTGCGACAGATGAGACTCTAACAATTGTGAGTAAGACACAGAATACTTTTACCTTAACTGCATCAGGATCTGCAACAACTTCAGGTAATGTTATTTATCACAACTCTACAGCATTTAATGATACTCGTTGGAGATTTGTGAGAGTAAAACTAAGATCGTTACCAACTGAAGTTGCCTTCTTAGCTGGAGAAAGAATGGCAGATCGCATAGTAGAAAGAGACTCTGGTATATCTTCAACATATGCAAGATCAGGTTCTACAGTTACTGTGACTTGTAGTTCTGCTCATGGACTATCTACAGATAATAAAGTGTTTGTTGATGTAAGTACAGGAGCTGTTATATCTGGTAGATATACAATCGAAGTTACTAGCCCTACACAATTTAAATTCACCACAATCCCTACTGGAACAACTTCAGGAAATTTAAAATTATTTAGATTAATAAGAGGATTTAGATACGACGATTATGTTGGTTATACAGTAACAGGCTCCGATGCGACAACAAATGAAATTATTTTTCAAAAAGCAGATAGTTATGGAGCAAAAACTGTAGATACAATTGCTAAGACAACTGTACCAGCTCATAGAGGTTTTGCAGTAGGGAGATTTTTAACTACAGAATTAAGATGGAATTGTTCTTGTCAAGATTTTTCTAGAAGAGATAGTTATAATTTATTTAGTAAAAATAATCATGAGAAGTTTCCTGTAACTGCAATTAGAGATACAAAACCGGGAAATATAATTCAAAATGACGGATCTTTAGATGAAAGAAGAGATGAACCTGGAGTATTTAGAGATTTAGGTTATGTGACTATAAATAATTTTTATCAGTTACCTGAATATGAAGATGAAAAACAAGATTCTTTTCAAAATTTACAATATTATCAATTACGTTGGTGCAAGCATATTTACGCTGCTATGTGGTCAATACTTCACGACGAAGGTAATGAACCACTTAAATTAGCTGCGAAATATACCCAAAATGGTATTAATATTACTGTAGATTTTGAGAATCATAATTTAAATAAAAACGATAAAATTCAATTAAATTTTACAAGTGGGAATGCAATATCAGGTGAATATACGATTACTGATGTTCCCAATCCAAATAGTTTTACTGTTGTTTATCCTTTTACACAAACTACAGGTGGATATGTAACTGTAGAAAATTTAAAAAAACATGAGTATGTCGGAGCTTGGTTATTAGAACCTAGTGATAAACCAATTGGAAAAGGATTAGAAAGTTGGGAAAGGAGATGGGCAAAAGAAAAAAGAAAAATGCAAGAAGCAGTGGAAATTTTTGCTTTATATAATCGTTCAACAAAATGGGAAGGTAATAAAAATATTGTTGGTGATTTTAATTTACCTCAAGATATAGCTAATTTTGATCCATCTGTAATTGCTATGACTTTAACTGATAGTTTAAAAAGAGATGAAACAGGTGGGTTAAATAGATCGGGTAAAGCTTTTAATACAACAAATAGAATGATTGCAATGGTAAATAAGTTATTTAATAAAGCACCTACGGTTTTAGATGATATAAAATTTGGAATTGTAAATAAACCATTATCAGAATTTACTAATGTTTTTGAAGCTGGATTGCTACAAGCTGGAGATTATATAAATGGAGAGTTATTAGATGCTGCAGACAATACAAGTAATATGGATGCTGGGACATATAATCCAGAGACTGCCCAAGATACAGTAGTAGATGCAGGACTATATATAAATGTCTAATTATGGCAGTACAAATTCAATCTCGTAGATCGAGCACAGCACATGACAGACCTTTTCCAATAAGACTAGGAGCTGGTGAATTAACGGTAAATAACAATAATATAAGTCCTGGTTTATTCTTTGCAGATAATACTGCATCTCCTAGTACAGGTTTAATTAAAGTAGGTCCTGTTCATATTGGATCTACCGCACCTAATAGTTCCCCTGCTGGATTTACATCTTCTAGTAAGGGTGAAACTTGGTTAGATACTGCTAGTACGCATATATTTAAGATTCATGATGGCTCTGCATTTCAAATACCAAAAGCAGTTGCATCTGTTTCTGCTGGGCTACCAGCTAATCCTGTCAACGGTCAATTAGTTTGGGATACAAATTCAGGTGGGTCTTTAAAAATATATTTATCTGCACTTGGTAACTGGCAGGCTGTTTAATTATTTATTTAATAAATGATCTAAAATTCTATCTAATTTACTATGTACTGCTTGCATTTCCCTTAAAAAATCTTCTTTTAATACATAATCATGTAAAACTTCATTTTTTAACTTTTCTAAATTTCTTTCAATATTTTCAAATCTTCTATCTAATTTTTTATTAAAGTTACCTAAAGCCCTTGATATACCAGCGAAGGCTCCAACACTTCCTGAAATAATAGCTGCAATGACTTGAGGCTCCATAACTTAATTATAATGGTAGGCACAGTTTAAAATAGATAATTATATGTAAATAAAATGGCAACAGGTTACGAACCGAATATACAAGGAGCTATTGCTGCATTAAGAGATTTAATGATAGCCAATAATGTTAATAAGGCTCGTGAACCATATGAGCCTAATTATAGAGGATTAGTTGATGCAGTAATTGATTTAAAAGAAGGATTTCCAACTTTTGCTCCAGCACAAGTTACTTTTACAGCTACTGCATTTGAGGCTGTGACTGAGGGAGATGCTTTATTTATGCGTACATCTGATGGAAAAGTTGGTAAAGCCAGTGCTGCAAATGGATTATTAGAAAATGCTTCTGTAATAGGATTTGCACAAATATCAGCATTAACAGATGAGTCATTACAGGTTGTTGTTGCTGGTCTAAAAGATATATCAGGATTAGACGCAGGGGATTTGTTTTTTTTATCTGCAACTACATCTGGTGCAATAACTGCAACTCCTCCTTCTTCTGCAGGTCAGGCAGTCGTAAGAATAGGTGAGGCTGCAACCGCAACTAAATTATCTATTCAAATTGAACCACCTATTAAATTAAGTTAATGTCTTACGAACCTTATGCACCGAATGCTCAGGGTCTTACTGAAGCATTAATTGATTTAAAATCAAATTTTCCAGGTCAGGTAGCAAATAAGATAAATGGTTTTGCTGCAAATGCTTTTGAAAATTTAAACCAAGGAGATGCTGTATTTTCAAGATCTAGTGATGGTCAACTTGGAAAGGCGATAGCTAATGATACACAAGATAAAGCAAGGGTAGTAGGCTTTGTAGAAACAACTGTATCTGCTGGAAATTTAGTTCGATGTATTGTTGAAGGTATAACTCCTGTTTCAGGGCTAGATGCAGGTGATCATTATTTTTTATCTGCAAGTTCCGCAGGTTCTATTACAAAAACTCCACCATCTAGCTCAGGACATTTTGTGACAAGGGTTGGTGAAGCTGCTACTACGACATCTTTGGTAGTAAAGACAGAGCCCCCAATAGAAATAAGTTAACAATTTAGTGGGCGTAAAATAAATATAAATAAGTTCTTTTGGTTAAGGACTTGATCGAGATATGAAATGGCAACTAGGAAGGCGTTAGTACTTGTTTCTGGTCTTTTTCAGGAGTTAAATTCTTCTGCAGATAAATTAGATTTTGCTGGAAATAGTACTACCGATTTAAGTGAAGGTACAAATGAATATTTTACACAGGCGAGAGCTAGAGGTTCAGTAAGTGTAGCGTCTGGAAATGGATTAACATATAACTCTTCTACTGGAGTATTAGGTACAAGTGCAATACCTAATACTCAATTAGCAAATTCTTCAATAACACTAGGAGCTAGTTCTGTTTCTCTCGGAGGAACAATAGGATCAATAACAAACATGACCTCTATAAGGTCAGATGCATTTTTAGGTGGAACTTTAACTTTAGATAGTGCTGGATCAGCAATTATATTTGAAGGAACAGCAAATGCACACGAAACTAATATTGAGGCTACTGATCCTACAGCTGACAGGACAATTACATTTCCTGATGCATCAGGAACCGTAGCTCTAACAAGTGATATTTCTTATCCAGTAACCGCAAGTAATACTGTCACGTTTACAAATAAAACAATAGCTCTTGGATCTAACACAGTTTCAGGGACATTAGCTCAATTTAATACTGCTGTTACAGATGCAACTCTTGCAACCACAACGGGTTCTGAAACTTTAACAAATAAATCTGTAAACCTTGCAAATAATACTTTAACTGGGACATTTGCTCAATTTAATACTGCTGTTTCAAATGCCACGTTAGTTTCAACTACTGGCACTGAAACCTTAACAAATAAAAGCCTTACTGCTCCAGTTCTTACAGGATCTTCAGCTTCTGCAGGGAGTATAGTTTTTAAAGAAGATACTGATAATGGAACAAATTCTGCAACTTTAAAAGGTCCTGCATCGACAGCTGATGTTACTATTACCCTTCCAGCTGAAACAGGAACCGTACTTACAACTGCATCTTCAATTGCTAACGGGAATCTTGCAAATAGTTCCTTAACTATTGGTAGTACTGGAGTTGCTCTTGGAAGTAGTGCAACAACATTTACTGGCTTAGCCTCGATAACTTCTACTGCAGTCGTTACAAATGACAGTGGATTTAGGATTAGAAATAATTCAGATAATACAAAAATTGGAGCTTTTAGTTCTGCCTCAATTACAGCTGGTCAGACTAGGACATTAACATTTCCTGATGCCAGTGGAACTATTGCTACTCAAGCTTATGTAAATAGTCAAATTTCTGCTGAAGATTTAGATATTGAAGCTGACTCAGGAACAATTGCAATTGATTTAAATTCAGAAGTTCTAGACATAGAAGGAGGTACAAACATCACAACAGCTGCAACAGGTAACAAAGTTACAATTAATATGCCGACATCCTTCGCTACGGAGGATTTTGCTACGGCTATAGCAGTGGCTTTAGGATAGTATTATGGCAACTCAAGTTCAATTTAGAAGAGGAACAACAGCAGAACATTCAGGCTTTAAAGGTGCTGATGGTGAGGTCACAGTAGATACCACATTAAAAACTGTTGTAATACATGACGCACTTACTAGTGGAGGCTTCCCATTATTAAGACAAGATGGTTCAAATTCATTATTTACAAAAAGCGGTGATTTAAATAATTGTGCTTTAAAATTTAATGGTGATCCTAATACAGGCTTGATTAGTCCTGTTAGTGATGAGCTGACATTAGTAACTGGAGGAGTTGCACGTCTTACAATAGATTCTAATGGGGCAGTAACAATTCCAGGTAATGTAACTATAACGGGAACATTATCTGCAACTACTACCAATTTTTCTGATCAAATTGCATTAATTCTTGCTCTAGGATAATATGGCAAATACCTTCAAAAGCGACACTAAATTAAACGTAGTAACGGATGCCGTTACCAGTTCTAATGCAACTGTTGTTACCGCTGGTGGTAGTTCAACACTAGTTTTATTAAGTATCTTACTTTCAAATACCTCAGCATCTAGTGTTCAGGTTGATGTTTCTTTAATAAAGAATAGTGGAGATAATACTCATCTCATAAAAAACGCACCTGTACCTGCAGGTAGTTCTTTAGAAATAATAGCTGGATCAAAAATAATAATGCAAGCAAATGATATTCTCAGAATACGAGCTGCCACTGCAAGTAAAATAGATGCAACTGTAAGTTATCTAGATCAGACTTAAGGAGGTATAAAACATGGCTCTAACAACAGTAAGTTCAGATAGGCTTTCTACAAACGTAAAGAATACAAACTTTACTGCAGCTGAAAAACAAGATTTAACAGATGATATTTTACCTTTAGCTGGAGAGTTAGGTAATAGAAATTTAATAATCAACGGAGCTATGCAAGTGGCTCAACGTGGTACATCTGAAACTGGTGTCAACTCAAGTGGCTACAAAAATGTCTGTGATAGATGGAGATTTAATGCAAGTGGTTCAAACGTTGGTGCATATACCGTAAGTCAATCAACAACTTCTCCTGATGGTTTTGGTAGTTCACTTAAAATAGATTGCACGACTGCTCGGACACCAGCAAGTAATGAATTGTATGAAGTAGAACAACGATTTGAAGGTCAAAACTTACAGGCTTTTGCAAAAGGTACATCAGCAGCAAAAAAATTTAGTGTAAGTTTTTATGTAAAAACTAATGTAAGTGGTAATTATGTTGTTTGGTTATATGATGCTGACAATAACAGAAATATAGGTGCAGTCTATACTGTGTCAGATTCCAACTGGAATAGATATACAGTTTCTTTCCCTGCTGACACAACTGGTGCGTTTGGTAATGATAATGCCAGATCTTTAGATCTTAGATTTGTTCTTTTAGCTGGAACTGATTTCACAAGTGGCACTTTACCTACAGCAGCTTGGGAAGGTACATCAAACGCAAATAGTAGGGCAGGTCAAACTGCTAATGTTGCAAGTAGCACAAGCAATGAATGGTATCTTACAGGAGTTCAATTAGAAGTAGGCAGCGTGGTAACAGATTTTGAGCATAGGTCATTCGGTAAGGAGCTTGGTTTATGTCAAAGATATTACTACCGAACAACTTGTGATGCAACTGGACAAAGATATGCACTAGGTATGCAAATGACGGGTTCTACTGCCAGTATGCAAATTAATTTTCCCACCACTCTGAGAACAAAACCTACAGCATTAGAAACTTCTGGAACTGCTAGTGATTATTCTGTTTCAAGAACAAGTACTCATGAGGTTTGCAATACTGTACCTACTTTTGCTATAGCCACTCCTTATCTTGCGGTTGTAAACACTAGTCAAACAGATGCTTCTCTTAGCACTGGTCAAGCTGTGCAATTAAGAGCAAATGGCACAGGTTTCTTCTTAGGTTTTTCTGCGGAGCTTTAATTATGAAATACAAAGAATACAAAAATCCAATAATTAGTGATGAAAAAATCTATTTACGAATAGAAGATAATGGATCACAATTTATTTCATGTAATGAAAATAATGAAGATTTTAAAGCATGGGTAGCAGAGGGAAACACCCCTGAAGCTGCTGAATCTACAAGTTGGGCTGACATTAGAGAAAAAAGAAATCAAATATTAAAAGATACAGACTGGACAATGACAACTGGATCGACTGTAGATCAAGCTCAGTGGGCTGCTTATAGACAAAACGTAAGGGATATTCCTCAGACTTATAAAGATAAGACTCCTGATGATGTTATCTGGCCGACACAACCATCTACTGCAGGACCTAATACTTAAATTTTTAAAAAATTAGTAATAATTCTCAAAAATTAGCCTCTGTAAAATAGAAGAAGCAAATAAAAGATTTCAGTAATCATGCCGTATATAGGTAATAATTTAAGGTCGAATAATGATTATAAAACGGTTGATGATGTATCAAGTTCGTTTAATGGAAGTACCACAACTTTTGCTTTAACAGTTGGTGGTTCTGCACCTGTACCATTTCCAAAATACGAGACACAATTAATAATTTCTGTCGGTGGTGTAGTTCAAGAGCCAGGAACAGGTTTTACATTATCAGGGACAAATATAGTTTTTGGTTCCGCTCCAGCGTCAGGTGAAAATTTCTTTGGTGTAATTTTAGCTGCTGCAGATTATCTAAATGCTGGTGGAACATTTCCTGATGGAACTACTTCAGTCCCTTCCATAACATTCTCTGATGATACTGATACGGGAATATTTAGAAGTGGATCAGGATTAGTTTCTATTTCAGCTAACGGAGTTAAGGTTGCCACCTTCCCAACAAGTGCAGGGAGTTCAGGCCAGGTGCTTTCCACTAATGGATCAGGTGTTCTCTCATTTGTTGATCAATCAGGTGGTGGAGCTGTCGGAGGAGGTTCTGACAAGCTGTTTATGGAGAATGGAACAACCATGACAACTAACTACACACTAGGCACTGAATTTGGAGCTACTTGCAATGCTCTGAGTGCAGGACCAATTACAATTAATGCAGGTGTCACGCTGACTATACCTAGCGGTTCAGTATATACGGTGGTTTAAATTATGCCTATCACATTTAATGGAAATGGAACAGTAACAGGATTGGCAGTTGGAGGCTTACCTGATGGCTGTGTAGACGCAGATACTCTAGCCAGTGGATTAGCTGCTCAAGGTATTCAAGAAATGGACCAATGGAGATTAAATGCTAATAAACAACTAACTACAAGCTGGAGTGCTGTATCAGCAAATTTAGAACGTCAAGATAATACTTTTTCAACGCATATTGGAACTGGAATGTCTGAAAGTTCTGGGGTTTTTACTTTTCCTAGTACTGGGAAATGGTTAGTTCAAGCAAATGGTTATTTATATAGTAGTAATAACGAAATGCACTATGGACAAGTAAGGACTTTAGTAAGTTCTGATAGTGGTAGTAATTACACAATAGTTGGTTACGCAATAGGAAACGCATCAAGTGGTGGAGCTTACGGAAACTTTAACTCTATAGAATTAATAGATGTAACAAACACATCAACTTTTAGATTGAAATTTGATGTGCGAAGCGGTGCTGGTGGTAATGATGACTTTCTTGTTGGGTACACAGGAGAAAATGCCACTAGTTTTATATTTACACGTTTTGGAGGTACGTAATGAGTTCAATTAAATTAACAGCTGATTCTGGAGGAGGAACCTTTGAATTAAAGGCTCCTGCTTCTGGTTCAAATGCTAGAGTATTAACTGTACCTGATACAGCAAGTGGTACAGTTTTAACAACTACAAATCCAAAAGCAGGAAATATTATTCAAGTTGTCACTGCTTCAACCACATCTACAGTTTCAAATACAACAGAAACTTTTGCAGATACAGGGTTAACTGCATCAATTACTATTTCAGCAAATAGTAAAGTTTTAGTTCTGTGTGTCCAACATTTAGACGTTCAACGAGGTAGTAGTTCGGTTGCCTGTACCTGTGCTGTGAAACTTTTAAGAGGTTCTACTGATCTTATTACACTCGGTAACACTAAAAATGTAGGTATAGAAGGTTCTACTGATGTTCAGAAAATATTGTTTCTTCCTCTAAATTTTAGTTTTTTAGATACAGGTGCTTCAACAGGTTCTAATACATATAAACTTCAGGGAAGAGTTGCTAGTGCTTCTGATAGTGCAAGAGTAAGATTTCAAGATGATGGTAATTCCTCTAATATTACTTTATTGGAGGTAGCAGGATAATGGCAAAATTAGATCACGATGCAATATTTAAAGCGTATCCAGATGTCGGTATTATTAATGATGAAACAGGTGCTTTTGATAAAGATGGTAAATCAATTACTTTAGATCAAAGCAAGATAGATGCTGCACGAACCACACTAGATGCTGAAGCAGTTGCAAATAAATATAAAACAGATAGAACGATTAATGGTTCTACAACATATCCTGCCATAGGTGATCAATTAGATTTACTTTGGCATGCAATAGATGCTGACTCAGATTTAAAAGTTAAGTTTAGTGCATTTTATAATTCTATTAAGGCAGTGAAAGATGCCAATCCAAAGCCCTAAATTATGACAAGTAAATTAATAGTTAACAGCCTAAGACATACAGGAGCATCAGCAGATGCAATCACTATGGATGCTTCAGGTAATGTTACCTTCCCAGGAAATGCTACGTGCTCTGGCACAGCCACAGGTTTTGGTGGTGGAATTCAGATGGTGGATCAGTGGAGTATAACAAGTGATAATAACAAAACTAATGGTCAAACAATAGACACTAACTGGGAGAGAGCTGATTACTTTTTTGCACAGATAGGAACTGGTATGACAGAGTCAAGTGGCATATTTACTTTTCCACAAACTGGTATATATCTACTAATGTCTCAACATACAATGAATACTTCTGCAACTTCTTGTGGAGTTAAAATTCAAATGAGTTCAGACAGTGGCAGTAACTATTCTACAGTTTCATATGGTGAGATAAAAAATACTAATAATGGGTATCATCATATGACTTTACATGGAGTAGTTGATGTACAAAATGCAAGTACATATAGAATTAAATTAATAGCCTACAATACCGCAAATGTTCAATACTCTGGAGATTCTGATGCTCTTAGAAATGGTATTACATTTATTCGCTTAGGAGATACATAATGTTTTATAGAAAAGTAGATGCACTTGCAAGTTTAAAACCTAATAAACAATGGAGTAGTCGTGCAGAAGATGATGATTACTCTGGTTTTGTATGGGATGAAGGCGAAACCATCCCAACTGATGCTGAAATAGAAGCAGAGTTATTAAGATTAAGAAATGCAGAACCTATGAGACTTTTAAGAGTAGAAAGAGATGCAAGATTAGCAAAAACAGATTGGATGAGTTTTTCAGATTCTCCTGCAATGTCAGATGATTGGAAAACTTATAGACAGGCACTTAGAGATTTACCAGCTAGTGCATCACCTAAAGTAGGTGCAGATGGTCATTTAGATATGTCATCTGTTAATTTCCCAACAGAACCTAGTTAATTATTAAGACTGGTTAGATTCTAAAAATAACAGTAGAATAAAAATATAAGATTTTTTAAAAAATGCAGAAAATTTTTAATGCAATAGCTGTTGCTTCGGGTGTAGTTTCTTTGACCGTTGTAGGAACTGGATTAGGTATTTATTTAAATAAAGATGCAATCATCAACAACATAAAAGAGAGGGCGTTAGAAGAGGTCACAGGTGGCTTAGGAGATGCTATAGGAGATGCTTTGCCAATGCCTGATGCTACTGGTGATGTAATTCCTAAAATTCCTAGTCCTTTTTAAAATTGTCCGAAATAAATCAAATAAATATAAATAATTTAGAAATAATTCCTATAAATAGTTATATTCATACGCCTATACAAGCGATACCTTTCAGTCCTCCTGTAACTTTAACTATTGGTAATCCCATAATCCAAGTTCCAGGATGTGTTGTATTTAATCCTGCTAATGAAAAATCAATAAAACTCGTAACTGAAGATGATAGAGGTAGCAGAGTTTTGTGTGATGGAACTGTGCCATATTTTTTTCCTATGGATTATGTTCCTGAAGATTTAGTTTTTGTAGAAGATGTAGCTCCACCTAATGTGACCACAGCTCCAGAATTAGAAACTCCTCAACCTAATTTAGATAATCTTCCCCCACCACAAAAAGAAGTTGAATGCCCTTCTCCAAACCAACCAAGAGTTGGAGATTTTACACGTAATGGAGAAGAGAAAGTTATAGGTCATGAACTCAGTGCTGATAAAAAAACTTGTATAGTTTTATATGAACCAACTACTGCAACTGATAAATATTTACCAACTACAGGGCAAATCAGTACAACAGCAGCAATAGCTGTAGTAGCAACAGCTTCAGCAGCAGCAACACCCCTATTATTAAGGTTAGTAAAGCCCTTAATAAAACAATTAATAAAAAGAATTAAAGGTTTTTTTGGGAAAAAAGATAGAGAAAAATTTAAAGGATTAAAAAGAAAAAAGAAACTTATTTCGGAATCTCGTGCTGATGATTAGGTATAACTCCATGAGGATTTGCAACTACGATATCGGAACAAATCTGAGCAGCTGGGCTTGAAGGATGAAAGGTGACTCCAAGCCTTTCTTGCTCTGCACAATGCTTCAATCTCGCCATTTCAAAGTCTAATCTTTTATTAGCTAATAGTTGTTTATTTAATTGATTCTGAGTATTAGCAGCAGCTAAACAGCCCTCGTTGTGACGTTTATCTAAGGGTATGGTTATATTCATACTGATTCCCCATCCAATACTATGATTAGATTTCTGACCTGTTCTAGTTGGTTTGTAATAAAGCACAGAGCCGGGATTATCTAAGACACCATCATTATTTGTATCACTATTATCAAATACTGGATCCATATAGCTTGACTCATAAGGGTCTTTCCATGAATCTTGTAATGTAGCAAAGGGAGTAATACTCAGAGTTGCTCCCTGACATGATACTCCATTCCCGTGAGTATTAGTTATATATGGACCTGATAAATTTTGTACAGCCAAATTGGATACGCTCCCGGACGAATTTGCTACTGGGTTTGCCGTTGCGGACACTCCTCCTACTTCATTTGCATAGAGAGGTGTACTAAATATATTTAAAGCTAGAAGTAAATATTTTACTGACTGAAGGTTGAAACCGTGTCTGTGACTGAAGTTATTTCTGTTGTTCTTTGTATTATTGTCTGAGATTTCAATCCTGGCTGACTGAGAGTTGTAGTTAGTTGCCACGGCTTGCTTGTGTCCTTGACCGTGAAGCTTGGCATATTGGTTGTATCTAGATTTGTCCACGTCGAATTTACACCATTTACTGACTGCGTAACACTCTGAGCTGGAGGAACCAAGCTACTCGCATCTGTACTAATGTTATTACCAGTTACGGTATATTGCCACCCAGTCTGATAATCAACGACATTTATGGTTTCTGTGACCGTAGAAGTGGTTTCTGTATGGCTGGTAAGACTACCACTCTGAAAGTTGGGGACTACAGGAACGCCTTCTACAGATGCACTGAGTGAGCTTAATACGACCACAGGTATCACACTTTTCAGGATCTTTCTCATCTTCATTTTCTTTGATTGCAAAAGCATGATCCTTTAACTTCATTTGATACTGATCTCACTTACAAATTGACCTATTGCACTTGTTCCTGCTCCCCCTCCAGTTACTGTGATTGCTCCTGCTGTTGTGATTGTACCTGCAAGGTCGCCTGCTGATCCTGATGCAGTAGAAGTTTGATTACTAAAGTTACCTACTGCTCCAACACTAGGAGCACTTGTAGCAACTGCATCTCCTTGAGTAAAGGATTGTGTGAATGAGAAGCTGTTGCCAGCTGTCTTTTGTGTAACTTCTAGAGCTGGTATGGAACCTACTCCACTAGCTATGGTTAATCCGCCAATTCCGTCTGAAACTGCACTTCCACCACTTGGTGTATATGTTGTGTCCACTCCAGATCCACTTATCGAATAGGTTGTCCCAACCCGTTCTACATTTGTTGCTGCAGCATTAACTTGGAGTTGTATGCTGCTTGATAGCTTTGAAGTAATATCTGCTTTTGCCACTGGTGCAAATATCAATATTAACAAAGGAAGAAGTTTTCTCATCTTTTTGTACTTATTGTTTGCTATACATAAGTTTACATGAGCGAAACTTAGTATTAATTGGATTATAAAATGACTGAAAATTTAAAAGATTCTTCTAAATCACAACAGAAGAAAAATGTTTTTGAGAAAGTCAAACATAGTATCGACGATAAAGAAGATCAACTGGCTATTGTCAGCAATTTTGTCAGACTGGGTGTGCTGATTTGGAGTGGATTTATCCTCACTCTTAACTACATAACGATTCCAGGTTGGGAACAAAGTAAGATCGATCCTACCTTTATCGCCAGCGTCTTTACAGGAACACTTAGTACCTATGGCGTAGAGGCTGCCAAGAAAAGAGGTAAGGTTAAAGATGTAGATAACTCATCATCTATTCCTACTCAAATATTGCGGATAGAGCAAGCTCCAATTAAGATTATTACTGAGAATAATAACAAGTGATATGTACTACAGACAAAGACGAAATTGGGGAGTTATAGCTTTAGTATCCATCTTGGGGGTATCTAATCTTTCGTTGATGAATACTTTAGTGTCACAGAAATTCAAAAGTCCTTTTCCTAATTTAAATTTACCAGTAGGTCCTTACACAAGTTATAAAGTTGTTACTTCAGAAAAGGGATATAGTATCAGCTATAAAGCTAATGACCCTAAAATCCTTGTAAGAACTAAAGTTATTGATGATGAGAAAGGATTGTTTAAAAAAGATTCTAAATTAAGTTTAAGAGAAACTTACACTATGAATAGCGAATCATCTTCAGGAGAGTCAGATGGCTCTGTGATGACTGATAAAGATATAGCTTGCATAAAGGTAGAAGGAAGTGGAAATGCTACGGGAAGGGTCGTAGGAGCCTCCGTAGGGATCAAAGCAGCCCCTGCTGTAAGTAACGTGCCGATAGTTGGATGGTTGTTAGCTGGACTTGTTACAATGGTTGCTCAGGATAAAGCATCCGAACTTGGTGGGGATATAGCTAGAAATTATAACGACTGTTAGTAGCTAGATAAAATTTAGGAAGCTATACTCAAATTAATAGAATATTTACTATGTCTTGCAAAGTTTCCTTAGAAAAATTAGAAGATACGTTAAAACAATTAACGGAACAACAAACTAGTATGGCTAATGATATTAAATTAAAAGATTTAGATTTAAGTCAGACAAAAGAATCTTATTTAAAAGTTTTAGGAGCTATCGAAATCGTTCAGTTTCTAAAAAAAGAAGTAGAGCATTCTCCTGAAGAAGAGCCAAAAATTGATATTGCTGAGGTCACATGATATGTTGTCGGAGATGAATCAAGAAAGATATAAAGCTCTTAGATTGTTAGCCGATCATATTCGAACCCCATCCCGTGATTTATCCTTAAATGCAATATTCAATGATGTAAAGGATGAGGATTTAAAGTGGGTGACTGAAAAAATTCATTATTATTTATTAAGATTGTTAGAGGAATCAGACTGTGAGGTAGAAGAGGAGATTGAGTTAGTGCCATTAATGGAATAGAAGATACATTTGTGCAAGTTTATGCAGCATAGAGTTTTCTCAAAGCTGCATAATATATGATTAATTGCGAGCAGGATCTACTAGTCAATCTAATTGAATTATCTCCTCGTAATGCTCGACGAAAATTTAGACAGTCAATATTTGAGTCATGGGAATGGAAGTGTGCATATTGTGATATAGAATTAGATACAAAATCTGCGACTATTGATCATATAGTCCCGAAATATAAAGGTGGACATAATGTCAAATCTAATATGATTTGTTCCTGTTCTAAATGTAATAGATCAAAAGGATCTGTATTACTAGAAGATTGGTATAATCCATCTAATTCTTATTATTCAGAGGAAAGACTTGGTAAAATAAAGCATTGGATAGAAGATAATAGTGCTCCTATTAAGCTTGTATCTTCAGATAAAGCTACTCCGTATATAACAAATGACTTCTACATCGGATGGATCTCAAGCTAACGCTAAGGCATTTTTAAGAGATAAAAGCCAAAAAATTATGGAATATATGCCTGAATTACAAAGGGCACGTATGCCAGATGCCTTAGCAAGGACAGAGGGTGGCGAAGATCAAAGCATTCGAGCTAAGGTACAGAAAGGTACTATAAAAATTATTTAATGGATAGTGTAAATCCAAAGGACAGAGCATATGTAAATGATCTAATCATTCAGTGCTTAAGAGATTCTATGTTTGTTTTAGAAACAACTAGATTAGTTCATTGGGGTTTAAATGGCTCTAAATTTTATCAAGTCCATCTTTTGACAGGTGACATACAGGATGAGATGCATGCAGGTGTAGATTCTATTGCAGAGCATGCTAGATCAATAAATGTAATGACTCCATTGAGAGTTGATAACCTGCTAGGTTCTAGACTCCAAGAAATTGATATGAGTAATCCATATGACGAAGATAAAATCATCTTAGAATTAAGTGTGGCTCACAACGTGCTTTCTGGTCTTTTCGAAGAGTTAGCAAAGTATGCTGGTATGATTGGTGATGATCTCACTCAAGACATGGCAGCTGATCGTGGTAGAGAACACGCTAAACATCAGTGGCATCTTAGATCGACACTGACATATAATTACGAGACAGAAAAGGATGTCGTCGAAAACGAAGAGAGCAAAAGCTAAAAAACTTTCAAAAGATCATTTGAAATGTAATAAGCCTAAGAAGACACCTAGCCATAAGACGAAGTCTCATGTTGTAAAAGCCTGTAAGGACGGTAAAGAAAAGATAATTAGATTTGGACAGCAAGGTGTTAAGGGAGCTGGTAAGAATCCAAAGTCAGCCAAAGATAAAGCTAGAAAAAAATCATATTATGCTCGACATAATGCACAAGATTCAAATCCTGATAAGTTTTCGGCTAGGTACTGGTCACATAAAGTTAAATGGTAATTAAATTAAACTCCAGCTCCTCCACCATTTAGTAATAATATATTTTGAACCTTTAATTGGTGGAAGTGCCTCATGCATCGTTTTATAATTAGGGAATCCATTTATATACAAGTTATTCCAAGCTACTAATAATCCTTTTTTTGGTTTAATTTTTAAATTTAAATATTTAAAATAAGTTTCTCCACCTTCTTCAACATCATTTAGATAGATCATAGTAGTCCAAGTTCTTTGTCCCATCCATTCACAATATGTTTTAAATTCATGATTAAAAGGTGAAAAGAAATCATAATGTTCTTTATAGTATTCGCCTACTTCATATTTTTGAGCCTGCATAGTTTCTCCAAGAAATGGTTCTAAATTCATTAATTTAGATATTTTTCTATCTATTGATAGATAAAAAGGATCTTTAAAATAATTTAAGTCTGCAGTCTTGCTAGTTCTGTAGTTGTTTACTAAACAAGTATCTCCGTCGTCAGCTACAGTTGAAGGTCTGAGGTTTCTAGATATCATTAGCATTAATTGGTCACATTCTTTATCTGATAAAAAATTTTCTTTTTTATATAGCTGTGTAAAAGGATAGTAAATCCGTTGAGTTTTTTCTGTAATGTTATTTTTGTAAAAATCTTTATAATTGATTTTTTTAGGTTTACTTTTAAATTTTGCTAATTTTTGAAGTTTATGAACCTGTTCATTACTGAGATTGTATAATTCTTTAAATCTTCTTTGTACTTGTGTTTTACTAGCCCCACTAATAGAAGCCTCTATAAAGTGTTTGACTAAATCTTCTACTGTCATATTTAAGTTTTACTAGTCTTAGAATACAATTAAATACAGAAAATACAAATGGGATCTATTGCTGTAAGTTTTATTATTCTTTTTGGTAGTAGTTACGGAATCAGTTCTGTATTGCTAAAAAGAAATCTTAAAATACATGAGCCAAGGTTTAAGATTCAACAAAACACTACAAGAGTTATAAGGTTAAATAGATCAGACGATGAGTGGTTTGTATAGAGTTGCCCCTTAATTTACTGTTGGTAATATATGTATAAAGGTTATAAACTATATGGAAGTCAATCTCCCAGTAGATCAAGAATTTGCAATTCATGCTGCTGCGATCGCAATCCAAACTTTAGACCGAGTAGAGTTAGAAGAAGCATTTATTGAGCTTTTACATCAAAAAGCATTGGATCGGCAAATGTTCTACGGCATTATGAAAGATCACGGAATAGATGCAGACATTCAATTTCAGTTTTCAACTGAAGGTCAAATTTCTTAAAAAACATGGCTACAAGAAGAATTAACGGAACCCTTGACACATTCAGTGTTGACTCTGGATCAGAAATTACATACGTAGGTGGATCAACCACAGGCGATAAAAGTGATGATGTAAGAGGCTTTGAAGTGAACCCTGGTGGTACAGGTAATATCATTGTCAATCTTGAAAAGACATCAGGTATTCGCAATGTTCAGATATTTCAAAAAGATGCATTTGATGGTAGTAGCTCTCCTGCTGGATACCAAAGATTTTTTGATATAGAAAAAGCAGGAAGAGGAAAAGGAGCAGTAGGTATTACAGTTACTAATGCTGGTAAAGATTATGTTGTTTTACTCACATATGATGGTTATTCTGAAGTGAGTTACAACGGCACTGTTGACGTTCCCTAAATATCCATTCTTTTCGGAAAAAGGCTTTAAATTAACAAAATCTTATACCTCGCCAAGGACATTTCTTGGTTTAGGAAAATATGCAGCCTATCAAGATTTTGGCGAAAAAGATTGGAAAATTGGATATGGAAGTTTAGAATTAAATGGTCATGCTCTTAATTCAAAAGACAGAGCTACTCAAGAGGATATAGATAAACAATTTTATTTAGATTTAAAAGAATTTTCTAATAAATTAAAGGATTACGTTTTTGTTAGTTTAAATAATAATAGAAAGGCAGCACTTTTAAGTTTTGCTCATAGTATTGGTATTCAATCTTTTAAAAACTGCAGATTATTAGAGCTTATTAATAGTTATTCTTCTAAAAGTAAAATTATTAAAGAATGGAGTCCTTACATTAATACCTATTGGATGTCTGGAGGAGATCTAATGGTTGCTAGAAGACGAGCAGAAGTGGATATGTATTTCGCTGCAGATAAAGAAATACCAACCTTCTATCGCCATCAATGTCATACTGAGGCTTGTTTATTGAATTTAGTAGAAACTTATAACGGATCTTCTAATCAAATTAAAGGAATAGAGTATTTAGAAAAGAAATTTAAAGAATTTGATCCTTCAGGAGATGTTTTACGTCGATTTTTTCGTTACTGGAACGAGAAGCCAAGTGGTCTAGGATCTCCGAAGCGAGCCAAGGTTGATCTCTAAGATAATCTAAAGCATCAATTAGTTCCATTTCTGGGGTGTAGTTTTTGATTAAATCTTTGTATTCAATCATCTTCTTGTGGGATATCTTTTAAATGTGCAGAAGGAATTGTGACATTTTTAAAGCCTTCATGAAAAACTTGAGGTAAATTTCTCATTTTTTCTTCGTGCATTCCTATTTTAAGCAGTACTAAATATCCAATCAAATCATTTACAACATCTTCATCTTCTGCGAGTAAACCAGCACCCTGCATAATTCGATTTAGTTTGTCATCAATTCGAACTAGTAATTGTTCTACTGCAGATGACTTGCTAAATACTCTACATGGTTTTAAAGCAGAATTACCATATTTTCTATTTTTATGAATCAAGAGTTCTTTGATATCATCGCAGATTCCACTGATTTTGATTTCTGACTCAGACATGGTCATGTTAATTCCTCTTAGAATAGCTCTATGACATCTCAATTTACTAGCAGCTACGATGTTGATAACCGATATAGGTTCTACAAATCGTTAGATCCTAAAAGTGATATCAGCAAAAAACGACGAGGTGTAAGACCAGGCGTTGATGATGGTAGTAAAAAAAATTTTTTAAGAGCATTTATTAATAATTTAAATGATAGCGGTTTTCCTACACCAGGAAAGTTAAAGGATCAAGAATTTCCTAGAGATACTTAAGTAACTACTTTTCCAATATGGGAAAAGATATCTTTAAATTTATCCGTTTGCTGGAACCCGAACTCTAATTTAGGTAAGTATATAAAATATCCCCAATAAACAGGAGATTGCAAAGTATACATACCTTTTCCATGAATTAAATTAACTCTATTTGTAGGAAAACACATTGGGTAATCCCATATTTCTGGACATATTCTAAACATTTCTGGATATGTAGAAAAAAATAAAGCTTGATAAATATTTCGTAGTTTCCATTCTCTAAGCAGTCTTCTAAACCAGATAACACTTGGGGCTTTAGCTCCAGTACCAGCTTTTACACTCCACCTCCATGTTCCTCGTTCCTGTAAAAAAGAACAGCGTCCTACTGTAGGTGGGAACAGATAGACGGATCCAGTCCAAGGATCATCAATATTTAAACCATCATCTTTAGGTGTGTATATTTTTTTTGCTTTTAAAAACTCAACATTTGCACTATGTGTGGAGCAAGGATCTAAATCAATATCGCCTAATAATGCGTCTATATAAGGTAAATATTCACACGGAGTAAGCCAATCATCAGTCAAATCATATATCTGTTTAGAAAGATATTGTTTATTCTTCACATCATTTTAAATTCTGCACCTTCACTATCAATTTTATAATGTACTAAAGACATTTCTTTGGAATCTTGAATGATAAATAAAGCTTCTTTATCGGGATCTAATTTTTCAGCTCTTACGATAGCCTGCTTCATAACGTCTGCTGCACCTTCCATATCTTTCTTATTAAGGTCATCAACCGCACTTATAAGATTGTCTACCGTCAAATAAAACATTGATTTTTTTTCATCTTCATGATCAGGGACATAAACCATTGCCCCTGGCCCATCATTATGATAAAACTTGTAGTAATATTCACACATATCGGCACAAACTCGTTCAATAGTGAGTTTGTAAAGTTTAGCTTCATCCTCTCCTGTAGCTGTCCCAATAAGTTTTTTAAGTAATCTGTTTCTTCTACTAGTCATTTAGTTTTTACTGCTTCTACATTTTTATCATTTTTTAGCTTTTTGTCAATTTTTACAAATTTACCTAAACCTGACTTTCTGAGTGTTTCTAATAGTTTTGGTAAAGGTCTATATAAGACTACAGCTTTTTGCATATTTCCAATTTTTTTTATTAATTTTCCATTCTCATCTCTTAATTTTGTTAGTTCTCCTTGTCTAATAAGATATTCAGCAACACACCTATATCTACGTTTTTCGGCAAGATTGATATCAGGATATCTGTCACATATAGTACTTGTTTTCATGTCACTAAAGGTAATTCTTATTTGATCTGCTAATGATAAACCTAAAACTACATCAGTGGTACTAGTTTCATAACCAGATATTAATTCTAAATATCTTCTAAGATCGGCATTAGAAAAACTTCCTGAAGGAGGTATAAATATTTCTACTTGTTCAATTAATGAATCACATAATTTTTTTCTGAAATTTCTAGTAGTAACTGAATTAATATCGAGATTTTTAAATCTATAACTCTGATAAGTATTATCAGGGTCTTTGAGGGGAGCATAATTGGTGGTGTCTAATATATCTAGCCAATCCTCTGTTATTTCTACTGGCATTTGAGGATCATATTACATGTATCTTTTTAAAACATAGCTCACTTTTGAAAATCTTCCCAATGTTAGCTAATATCATTGAAGAAGAGATATTTATTATCATGCGTCGTCCAATTACTTATGCTGAGTTACTTTTACTTTTAGTGTTAGTTCCACTTGGCTGGTTCGGGAGCACTTACTTGTACGAGTATGTTACAGATAGAATTACTATAGAATGTTCTATTAAAAAATAAAATGGGTGGAAGTAAGCCATCAGCACCAACTGTAATAATGCCTGCTGAGACTAAACCTCAACAGTTTCAGACCGTCATACCTGAAAAGAGTTTTAAAGATTTAGCACAGCAGATGGGTAGAATAGAAGCAGAGACTGGGAAAATACAAGAGCAAAGATATGACGAAGTTGGAACTCCAGCTGAAATAGGAGCTAGATCTAAAGGTAGAGATGTTACATCAGCTGCAGCATATTTAGCATCCTTACCTTCAGCAATGCCTGATACAAGTTTTCAAACAACTCCCAGACCTTTTAATATAAAATCCACACCATCAGCTGCTACCACAGTTCCAGGTCAGGCTGGAGTCAAAGCTGGACAATCTACAGCTACTGGAACAGCACCAAAGTCTCAACTTGATTTTGTCAAAGATGCTGCTAAAGATAATTTAGATCGTGCTAAACAAGAATATAGTGAGGCACTTAAATTAGCTAAAACAAAAGGTAGACCTAAGCCTACTATTACTAAAGATCCATCATTTGCTACACAAGATCCTAAAGAATACTTACCTAAGAGATATAATCCAGAAACTGGTCAGATGGATATTGTTTAAACAATAAATCCGAAATCTAAAGTAGATTCTGCAGAAACATCAACATTTCCAAAATTTAAAGACTCATCGACAGATTCAAATACAAAACGCCAGTCCAATGAAGAAACATTTAAACTGATTGAATAATTAGTTTCTAAATATCTAATATCATTGGTAATTAAGAATAAATAATCACCCTTGTCTAGTGTTGTTCTTGGAAAGTCATTTAATAATACTCCAGTATCATCGTCTAAATAGTTAATAGAACTGTCTTTATGGACATAACCGTTGTCATTTATTGGTAATTCTTCTCGTCTACCATCATCTAAAATTTCATAAAAAGCTAATAAAGTATTTCTATTAGTATTCTCTTCGTATGAAAATTGTGAAAAATTTTGAGTAAACTGAATAGTTCTCGGTCTTGTAAGTTTTATTTTATAAAAAGTTGTTTGTTTTCTTGTTAATCCACCATGTGTATTTTTAATTACAAAAGATTTAAATATAGATGAAAAATCTCCTAAATCTATAGGATTATTTAAATTATCGCCATCTTCCGCAGGTCTTGGATCTGAACCATAATAAGATGTTGGTCCATAAGCTGTAGGTCCACCACCGCCTGTTGGATAAGTTTCTACAAGTCCTAAGTTAACAAAGCCTGTATTACTTGGAATTGTGGTTAGGAATCTGGACATTTTTGGCAGCTAGGTTTTTGTCTATTCTTGTAATATTCGAATATGTTGTCATGACTTAGTTTAATCGAGGTAATTTTTTTTGGTTCTTCAAAGTCTTTTAATTCTTTTATTGTTAAGTGTTTTGGGTTACAGCAAAATGATTCACAAGTTGACTTACTAAATATTCTGTATTTACCTGTATATCCCCTACTTAACCAGAATGCTACTCGTGGAGCTGATTGGGTCTTACCTGAGTGAAAAGGAGATGGAAAGTATGCAGTTGATTCAGAATTATTTTTTCTGGTCGCTCCTTTCCAAACCCAACAAGAGTCTTCATCTTTAACATCTACTTGTTCCCAAAATCTTTTTACTTGCCAGTACCATCTAAAATCAAATTCTCTAACATCAACAATGCATCTACCACTTTTGATTTGCTTCATACAATCAAGACATTCTCCCATTATTCCAAAATTACCTATATGAGTTTTCGTATCTTTAATGTGCCAAGGGCATTCTAATTGTTGATTCACGAGAAAATTTAGTTTGTATTTTTTTGATTCTTCAGGAAAAGAGAGAGATATTTTTTCACATATCTCTGAAAGATTATTCCAGATTTCTTTCTCATTGTAGTCATTATTTCTATTCTCAGCATCTTCATAAGTCTCATAAGAGCAAATTCTACGTACTGAATGATAAGGAAGTCTATATGTTTTTGATAATTTTCTACTGCTAATTCCCTTCTGACTTTCCTTTCTTAATTTACTTATTAAGAATGTATCAATACTATTTTCATTAATTGAAGCACTTTCATAAGCTACATCTTTTCTAGTTCCCCAATAATAGTGAGCTGGATTGAGACAATATGGAGATTGACAATAACCTTTTCTTACAATTATAGATTTTTCTGGAGTTGGTTCTCTGCCTGTTAGATAAAGAAGTAATTCTCTTGCATCTCTTCCCTGATATTGCAATTTATTCTTTTTACTTGTATTAAATCCCTCAAAAGCAGAGTGTTTTATCTTTTTCATACACCAACATTTTTCTTTTCCCAGTATTTTTAAGCCTGTTTTAAACGCATTTACGAACTTTATTTGATCGTAAGGGGTCAAAAGATTGTATAAAAAAGGATTTTCAGTTTGCATGCAAGTAGGGGGTGTGGTGATTTTTAGTATAGAACCCTTTCATAGCAATGGCAATCGTTGAACACCCAAAACCTAATTTTTTTTGCCTATTTTAATTACTTCTAGGGAAAGTGAGGTTAGGTATGTGACTGTTAAATATTTTATATACACTCTCTTCCTATCCTCAACATATACGTAGCCGAGTAAAACCCCCATTTTTTTTGTGAACTTGGGTGTTCATAGTAAACTTATTGCAAGAGAATAGATTTGAAGAAAGGTGTAATCAAAAAACATACTAACCATACCTACTATTTTAAATTTAAGGATAGTAATTTGAAAAAATGTCGAGGTAGGGGTGGGTAACTGATTGTACATTTCAAAAAAAAATAATATACAGTCACTTCCTAACCCTACTAGTTTTGTGAATGTTAATATAAAGAAACAGTATGAATTAAAAAAATGCCAGGTTACGGAGGAGTCGATCAATCGGGATTATCTATGGATAATGATTTAGGCGATCCAAGAAGACAATCAAGATTACCAGGGGGTTATGCGACTCAGGGTCAGTCAGTATCTGCTCCTTACGCAGAGGCTAATATGAAAGCTGCTGAAAAAACTAATCCTATGAATGCAAAATCTCAGGAAACTCCTGTTGGAGATAGAGTTGATGAATTTTTAGGTAGGATGGCTTAATAAAATGACTTACTCTAAATTTTTTGGAGAGGATCCATTTGGTAAAAAAGCAAAAGTAAGCCAAAATTTAAAAAAATTTATGGAAAGTAGAAATCTTATCAGTCCTGAAATTAATACAGATGTAAATGTTGTAGAGGGAGTAGCAGGAACCAAAGGATTCCTCGGAGATATGGCAGTAGGAGCTGTTACTGGAGCTGCAGGTGGTTTAGCAGAGCGTTATAAGAAGGATAAATAATATGGGTGATAATGACTTCCCAGCAGTAATGGCAAATGGTGGAAAAAGTTTTGTAGATGGTTATATAAGACGTAAGAATTTGTATAGTCAATCGGGTTCAGATATTCCTGCTCTCTCAGTTGAACAAGATTTTGAACAAGAGCTAGGAAAACCAGCAATAGAAACAGTAAGAATTCGTAGATAAAGGGAACTTAGA